CATCGCGGCTGCGGACGATAACCGGACGTTCGGTTGCGGCGTTGATGGGCGTCGGCACGGCGAACATGTTTGCCAGTTCGCTGGCCTGCTTGATGGTGATGTCGTCGATGTTCATTTGGTTGGTTCCTTGTTTGCCTTGCCCCAGCACCATACGCGCCAAAGCTAACTTGTCAACGTGAAAGCGGGCCATCCGATTTAATGAATTAGGATGGCATTTATCGAGCCCCCTAAATCTGGCGCTAAGCCGTTGAAATGTCTATGTAATAATAGAAGGGGGGATTTATTCTATTTATTATCACTACCTGTGTTCCTGTGTGTGTGTCCCATACGTAGGGGATGGTCCTTTTTCTTCTCCTTCAACCCCTGCGCCAGCCTCAGCCGAACACCCTATTAAAATAAATGCGATAAATCCAAGCCATTGATTTCATTGAGAAAAACGTCGGTATTTAGGGCCTGATTTTGATTTAGATAAATAGGAACCCGCAAAAGCGCGGGCTGCGGAATGTCATGCCATCGAAATAAATGGGTAAAATTGACAAGCTGGGTTAAGCCGTTGATCTCATTGAGAAAAACACCAACATTTAGCTCCAGCAGAAAATGCCGCATAATGGGTGTTGATATTCATATTCCTCGTTCCTTAATCCTCAGCTGCCGGGATGAACCACGCAATCCTCGGTCTGCCGCGCTTGCCGTCGTTCAGGTTGCGACCCTGAATGCCATAGTCGGCGGCCAGGTTCTCGAATACCGCCTTGCGCTCGATCGGCTTCAGGCTGGCAAACACGCGCACCGATTTTGATATGTCGCCTTCGGCTATTCCATTCAAACCGGAGGCGGCTATCTTTTCATACACCGCCTTTGTCGCAGCCTCGAACGGAGAATCGGCCATGCTCTTTTTGAGCGCATCAATGGTCGCGTCGGCATAGTGCTCCACATAGTCCAATGCCCATTGCAGGCTTTCAACGCTGATCTCGGCCTCGCCCTTTGACACCGCCACGATCAACGCCACACGTTGCGCGATCTCCTTGGTGCGACCGTACATCGCCTCAATGCCAATCTTCTCCACGCGATCCATTGCCTGCATCATGGCGCCATCGAACGCATACAGCATCGGCGCGCAATCGGGTGAAAACGGAACTTCCACCGGCGCAGGCGGGATTTCAGCCGTGTCGAACTCTAGCGGGCCTTCAGTGGCGATGGCGCACTTCTTCGCCCATGCAATCAGCCGCTCGCTTGGCGGTGACTGGCGGCGCAACCTGGCTGGTGCGCGCTCGATCATGCTCTCGACAATGAGGAACCGGCCTAGGAATCCGTCCGTTACATATTTGGATGAGATGGTATCGTAGAGCGTGCTCGGCGTTGTCATCGCGAACAGCGTCAGGCTTGGCCGGCGCACAACCCGATCAAGCTCCGCGGCGTCCTCTTTCCTCATCCCCATCTTGGAGAAGCCCTGCGGGCGGAGGGTGCTATCCTGCCGACCGAATATCTCCATCAGGATAGTTTGGGCGTCGGCCTTGTTGTAGTTTCCGCTGGCCTTTGAACTCTGCAACACGCGACCCAGCTCGTCGATGATGGCAATGTGGGTGGGTTGATTGAGCAAGGCAGACATAACGCCGCTGGCGCTGGTATATCCGCTTGGGCCGATGCGCGTGTCCAGCGCGGCCCCCTCTAGCAGTTTCTCCAACACGGTCTTGGCGTGCTCCTTGCCGGTCGCGCTTTTGCCTACGTTGACGAAATACAGCCCGGAATAGTTGCGCTGATCCGTTACCCATCGGCGGCCCATGACGATCGAGCCGAACGCCAGTGCCGTTTGAACGGCGAACTGCGGCTGTTCCTTTGGCGCGGTTATGGCGTAGTAATTGACCACATCCTGCAACACGCCAGGCACCGACAGGAGGTGCTCAGGGATATCATCCAGCGGGCCTTTGGGCGGCTTGTTAGGCTTAAGGCTGGCAATCGCGCTCTTGCCGATCGTGTCGGCCTCGGTGTCGTCCACATAGTCAGGCGCCGAGACGATGTTGAGCCGCTCGGCTGCTGCCTTCACCGCCTTGGATATGTCCCCGCTGAACTCGTACTGAGCGAATAGCTCGAAGCTGTCGAACGAGTGCGCGCTATCGAACGGGTCGGATGCATGGTGGCTGTAGGCGTTGCCGTCGTCGAATATGACAACGCCAGCCAACCCGCTGCCGCTATTGGGCGATAGGTAGCGGCGCGGCGCAACCCGCTTGTAATGGTACTGGGTTAGCAGATACTCAATGTCGTTTGCCGCGTTGAACTGATCAATGACGCTGGTCGTCGCGTTCTTGGGTCGCTGCCGTGGTGGCCTAAAGGTTTCCTTTTTGACAGCCCACGGGCACATATCTTGGAACTGCGCGCGGAACCGATCCCAGTTCTCCCAGATGATCCGCAGCGCGTCGGGCAGTTCAGGCAGCTCCGCATACGAGGTGCCGGCCCATTCGTACGGCCTGCCGGTGTCGGGATGGATCGAAGGCGGCAGCACGTCTTGTACAGCACCTGCCCGAAGCTCGAAGATGACCTCGAACTTGTTCGGCTGGTCCTTGATCGGCCATGCGAGCTTATGCGTGGCTTTGATATGCGATGGCGCGCGAAAGATGGCCTTTGCCCGGCCAGTGCGACCGATGATGCGCGGCGCCTTGTCCAGGAGGGAATCGAAATCCACGCCCAGCTGGGTGAAGATAAACCGCGTGTGCTCGAGGTGATCAACGTCGATAGAGCATGTACCGGACGCCGAATGCAACAGGCCCATGTTGTGCGTCGGGTTGCGCTCCCAATACAGTTGCGCGGCCTCTGGCGTTGATATGGCCCGCTCTGGCAATTGCCAGCCTAGCGTTGTTGGGCCTTTTTTGCCGGCAGGTATGGCGACTAGCGCCCATCCTAGCTCGGTATAGCGGCGCGCGTGGTCGGCTGCTGTCATGATTGTCCATCTACCAATTCAATACGCTCCCCAATCCACTGCATGACATTGACGGCCATGCTGTTGCCGAGGGCTTTATAGCGCGGCCCATCGGCTGCGGGTTTTTTACGATGTGTAACCATCGTCCAGCCGTCTGGGAACCCCTGTAGGCTCTCGCATTCGGTGGGAGTTAGGCGGCGGACGGCCCAGCCCAAAGCAACTGACACCTGCCCGCCACCATTGGCATGACTGTTATCGTGGCCCATGATTCTCAGGGTCGGTGCTATCTCGCCTGCGTCTGCGCCGTAGTCTTTGCTGGAGAAAGCGATGGCAGGCGCATGATCACCGGCAATGAGCGGGTGGCACGGGTCGCCAATCTTTGGGTCGCTGAAGTTCGCAAAACTGGTGATCTGTGTGGTGTCGAATGTGATCGCATGGGCAAGCATCGTCTCAGTTTCGTAGTCCTGCCGCCCCATGCCACCGGCATTAAGGCAGTGTGCTACATTGCCGGATGAGGCGACAGCGATAACCGGGTCTTGGCCGCGGGTTTCTCCGGTGCGCTCTACTCCCCGGCCACTTGCCGTAAGGCTTGAGACAACATCGGCGGCAAATCCTTTCCCCGTTTCTCGGCGCGGCGCAGAATCCCCGCGCAGGCTCGCGGCGTCAAATAGTACCGCTGCGGCACGTCGCCAGTCTCCAAGATATCCGACAACGAACACACGACGGCGGTGCTGCGGAACAGCGTGGGGGAAGTTGCGGCTTCGGACGTGCTGAGCGTCAAGCACTCGGTAGGCGAACCCATACCCGAGTTGGCCCAGCGCCCCGAGGAAGGTGCCAAAATCTCGCCCCCCGTTAGATGACAATACTCCGGGGACATTCTCCCAGACCATCCACTTGGGCCGATATCGTGCAACGACGGCAAGATAGGTGAGCATGAGGTTTCCGCGCGGGTCATCCAGCCCGGCTCGGAGGCCGGCAATGCTGAATGATTGGCATGGGCTTCCTCCGACAAGAAGGTCAATTGCATGATCGGGCCACTCCTGAAATTTGGTTACGTCGCCGTAGTTTGGAATGGACGGGAACCGCTCTTGCAGTACCGAACATGGGAACGGCTCTATTTCTGAAAAGAACTGAGGTTGCCAGCCGAGTGGGTGCCAAGCCGTTGATGCGGCCTCGATCCCACTAAAGAGGCTGCCGTACCTCATTCCGTTTTCGCCTTTAGGAGCGCCTCAATCTGATACCGGCGCAATTCTGGCACGTACTCGCCCCAT